ATGCTGACGCTCGACCTGACCAACGCCCCGCGCTGGCATGACCTCACCCCCGGCGTGCGGGTGCAACTCCGCCCATTGACCACCGCGCTGATGGTCGCGACACGCAGCGATCCCGCTGTCGAGGGGGTGCCCGAGGACGCCTCCGACGAGGAGCGCGCCGTCGCTTTTGCAAAAGCACTGGCGCGTCGCGCGGTGCTCGCCTGGGACGGTATCGGCGATGCGGACGGCAAGCCCATCGATCCGAGCCCCGAGGCCATCGACGCGCTGCTCGATGTCTGGCCGATCTTCGAGGCGTTCCAGCTGACCTACGTCTCGAAGGGCCTGCTGCTGGAACAGGAAAAAAACGCCTCTGCGCCCTCGCTGAATGGTCCTTCGGCGGGGGCGAGCGCTACTGCGAAGCCTGCGCACCCTACGAGGGCCGCGAGCAAGCCTGCCCGGACTGCCCGGCGCGGCTGAACCGTCCGGCAACGCCGGAGGGTTGGCAGGTCTGGGACCTTGTCGGCCGACTCGGCGGCCAGCTGCGTGTCCTGCCCGGCGCGGTGACCGGCTGGGACATGTCGGCGGCGCTCGCGCTCGGTGACGCACTCGGCGTGCCGCCGCTCGCCATGGCCGAACTGCTGCCTGTCATCGAAGCGGTGATGGTCGCCAAGCTCAACGAGCAGATGGAGCACTCCCATGGCTGAGAAGAGGGTCAGCGTCCGCCTCGCGGCCGTGGGCGGACGGCAGGTGCGCGCCGAGCTGGAAGGCGTGGGCGAGGCCGGGTCGCGCGGCTTCGGACGGCTGAGCCGGGAGATGGAGGCCGCGAACGCGAGGCTAGCGGCATTTTCCCGTCGCGTTGCCGTAGCCGCTGCCGCCGCAGTTGCAGCTGCCGCCGCGGCGGGCGTGGCGATGATCCGCTCCGGTCTGCAGACGGTCGATGCGCAGGCCAAGCTCGCCCAGTCCCTCGGCACCACCGTCGCCTCGATCCAGACGCTGGAGCGCGCGGGCGAGCTGGCTGGTGTGTCCATGTCCGGCATCGAGCAGGCGACGAAGGACCTGACGCGGCGACTCAGCCAGGCGGCCGCCGGGACCGGTCCCGCCGCCGACGCGCTCGACCGGCTGGGGCTGTCGGCCACCGACCTGATTGCGCTGCCGCTGGACCAGCGGGTCGGCGCGATCAACGCGGCCATCGAGAGCTTCGTGCCTGCCGCCGAGCGCGCGGCCGTGGCAGGTCAGCTTTTCGGCGAGGAAGGCTCCATCGCCATGTCGCGGATCGACACCGCGACGCTGCGCCAGGCGACGGAGGACGTGCTCGCCTTCGGCGTCGTCGTCTCGGAGCAGGATGCCGATCAGATCGAGCGGACGAACGACGCAATCTCGCGCCTCGGGCTGATCTGGCGCGGGCTCTCGAACCAGCTGGCCGTCGCCGCAGCCCCGGCGCTCGAGGCTGTCGCCAACGCCATGGCCGCCATTGCCAGCCGCACCGGGCCGCTCGGCATCGCCATTCGCGGTCTCTTCGACAATATCGGCCGCCTGACCACCTATGCCGCCACCTTCGCGGCCTTCCTCGCTGGCCGCTGGGTCGCTGGCATGGCCGCTGCGGCGCTCTCCGTGCGCGGCCTCGCCACGGCGCTGGTCGTCCTGCGCGGCGCGCTGATCCGCACCGGCATCGGCGCGCTCATCGTCGGCGCGGGAGAACTCGTCTACCAGTTCGCCCGGCTTGTCTCCGGCGCGGGCGGCTTCGGCGAGGCGATGTCGCTCCTGAAGGACCTCGCCGTCGAGGTCTGGGAGCGGATCCGCATGGGTGCGGCCGCGGCGGGCGCGGCCGCCACGGCGATGTTCTTCGACCTGAAGGCCGATGCCGCCTCGGGCATGAAGAGCGCCATCGAGAGCGTCGTGGCTTTCGGCAACACCGCCGCGAACACGTTCGAGGGCGCCTACGAGGCGATCAAGGCGATCTGGGGTCTGCTGCCCGCCGCCATCGGCGATCTCGCGTTCCAGGCAGCGAACAGCCTCGTCGACGGTGTCGAGGCGATGCTGAACGGCGTGGTCTCGCGCATCAACGGCTTCATCGGCGGCATCAACGCCGGTCTCGAAGCGCTCGGGTCCGAGCGCCGCATCTCGCTGGTGCGCGACCTCGATCTCGGCGAGATCGAGAACCGTTTCGAGGGCGCGGCCAGTGCTGCCACGACGGCGGCGCAGGCGGCGTTCGACCGGGCCTTCGAGGAGAACCCGCTGACCGCACCCGACCTCGGTCTGACCGAGGCAGCAAACCGGGCGCTCGAGTCCGCCAACCTCTATAGGGGCGCCGCGCGCGATCTGGCGGAAGGGGCCCGCGCGCCCCTCGAAAGCTGGCAGGCCCTGCGGGATGCCGTCCGCGCAACCGACGAGGACGGGGCCGATGCGCTGGCCGAGGCGACGACCGCGGCGGAGCGGTTCGAGACCGCGCTCGACGGCGCGGGACAAGCTGCGACCGACGCCGGAACCGCCGCGGGTGCTGCGGCTGCCGCGGCCGAGCCGAATGTGGAGACGGCCGTCACCGGCTGGCAGGCGGTCACGGCGGCGCTGTCGGACTACGCCAGCAAGGCGCGCGAGATCGGTGGCGACATCGGCCAGAGCCTCGTCGGCGCCTTCCAGTCCGCCGAGACCGCGGTCGGCGAGTTCGTGAAGACCGGCAAGCTGAATTTTCGCGATCTGATCACCTCGCTGCTGGCCGATCTCGCCCAGCTGGCGGCGCGGCGCTTCATCCTCGGACCGATCGCAAACGCGCTCTCCGGCGTGTTCTCCGGGGCGGGCGTTCGCGGGGCTTACGCGGCCCCACTGGGGCCACGGTCCCCGCTCACCTACGCCAACGTCCTGCATGCGGGCGGGATGGTCGGATCGGCTGGGCCCACGAGGATGGTCCCGGCGATGGTCTTCGCCGCCGCGCCGCGGATGCATTCCGGCGGGATGGCGGGGCTTCGGCATGATGAGGTGCCCGCTATCCTCCAGCGGGGCGAGCGGGTGCTCTCGAGGCGCGAGGCGCAGAGCTACGGCGCGGGCGGCGGCGTCAACGTCACCATCATGGCACGTGACGCCGAGAGCTTCCGGCAGTCGCGGACGCAGGTTGCGGCAGACATCGCCCGTGCGGTCTCGCTCGGGCGGAGGGGCATGTGATGGCGTTTCACGAGGTCCGGTTCCCCGACAACATCAGTCGCGGCGCGCGCGGCGGGCCCGAGCGGCGGACGCAGATCGTCGAGCTCGCCTCGGGCGACGAGGAGCGCAATGCGAGCTGGGCCAACTCGCGCCGCCGCTACGATGTCGCCTACGGCATCCGCCGCGCCGATGATCTCGCCGCCGTCGTCGCCTTCTTCGAGGCACGGAATGGGCGGCTGCATGGCTTTCGGTTCAAGGACTGGGGCGATCACAAGTCCTGCCTGCCGTCCCAGACGCCAGCGCCGACCGATCAGGCGATCGGCACCGGCGACGGCACGACGAGCGCCTTCCAGCTGGTGAAGCGCTACGCCTCCGGCGCGCAAACTTGGACACGCGCCATAGCCAAACCGGTGACCGGAACCGTGCGCATCGCGGTGGCGGGCGTCGAGCAGCTCTCCGGCTGGTCGGTCGACGCCACGACCGGCGTCGTCACCTTCGGCGTCGCGCCGGGCGCTGGCGTCGCCGTCACAGCGGGCTTCACCTTCGACGTGCCAGTCCGTTTCGACACCGACGCGCTCGACGTGACGCTCGACCTCGAGCGGCTCGGCTCGATCACCTCCATTCCGCTGCTGGAGATCCGGCGATGAACGACACCGGCAGCTTCGTCGCAGCCGTCCTACGCGAGCTCGCGGCCTCGACCGCCGTGATCCTCGCCGCCTGGGGCGCGCTCGGCGGCGCCACGAACGCACTGACCACGAAGATGCGGCTGCGCGATGCGCTGCGGCACATCCTGCTCGGCGGGCTGATCGCCGCCGGGATGGGCAGCCTCTCCATGGCCGTGATCACCGCCTGGCTCAGTCTGCCGCCCGAGGCGATCCCCGCAGGCGGAGCGGCGGGTTCGGCGGCCTATCTCGTCGGGGTCTTCGGACCGGCCTTCATCGAGATGCTGCTCGCCCGCCTCCGCCGCGCCAACGAAGGCCGCGGCGATGAATGAGCTCATTCGCCTCGCGCGCTCCCTCCGCTGCGAGCCTTCCGCTCCACGGCAGGCTTTCGCCCATCGCCTGCGCATTGGCCTTGCCGTCGCGGCACTGATCCTGATCCTCTCGCTTCTCCGGTAATCTCATGCACATGACCGACCGGGGCCTGCTGGCCCTCGTCCGGCACGAAGGACTCGTGCCCGGACCCTATCTTGATGTGAAAAAGGTCTGGACCTTCGGCATCGGCCACACGGCTGCCGCCGGGGAGCCCGATCCGTCCACGATGCCGCGCGGCATGCCCGCCGATCTCGACGCCGGGATCCGCGAGGCGTTCCGGGTCTTCCATGCCGACCTCGCCCGCTACGAGGCCGCTGTCCTGCGCGCCGTGAAGGTTCCGCTGGCGCCGCACGAGTTCGATGCGCTGGTCAGCTTTCACTACAACACCGGCGGCATCGCGAAGGCCGCGCTCACCCGGCACCTCAACGCCGGCAATCGCGTTGCAGCCGCCGACGCGTTTCTGAACTGGCGGCGACCGGCCTCCATCATCCCGCGCCGCGAAGCCGAGCGCGACCTGTTCCGCCACGGCCAATATCCCGGCGGCACGATCCCGGTCTGGTCCGTGGACCGCGCGGGCCGCGTGGACTTCTCCAGGCCGATCCGCCGCCTGACGGAAGACGAGGCTCTGGCCCTGCTGCGGCCGTCGCCGCTGCCGAGACCGCCGGTCTTCGATCTTGCTCCCGACGCGCCGACCGGCTGGCTCGCCCGCCTGGCCGCCTTCTTCTCCATCCTGATCCGGAGGGCCTGACCCATGCGCTACATTCGTCCGACCTCGCTCACCTGGTGGGCGGGACTGCTCGCCATGCTCACCGGCATTGCCTCTCTCGCGTTGCCCGCGACCGGGCCGCTCGGGGAAGTGTCCCGCCTCGTCGCACTGCTCGCCGGCTCGGGGGACGCTTCGCCCGCGGGGCTCATGTTCCTCGGTCTGGGCCTGATCGGTCTGCGGGACCGGATCGAGCGCGGGTTCCGCGGCGATGCTTGAGTTCTTCGCAGGTGTCGTCGTGGGCGGCTGCCTCGGCGTATTCGTCGTCGCCCTCTGCATGGCCGCCGCACGCGGGGAGCGGGACGATGGCTGAACTCCTCATCTGGCTGGTCGCGGCTCTCGGCGCGGTCGGGGGCGTCGTCCTCGGCCGGGTCTGGGGCCGAGTGGAAGGGGAACGTGCAGGCAAACGGGAGGCGGAACGCGATGCGATCAAAGACAAGAACAACCGTGTCGAGCGCGGGCGGGATGCGGTTCGTGATGGCCGCGGCGCTGGCGATCCCGCTGACCGGCTGCGCCGCAACGATGGGCGGTGGTGACGCCGGCTGCGCCTCCTACGCCGAGGCGCGGCTCGCCCGGCCGCCCGCCGAGACTGTCGCAGCCGTGCCGCCGGACTGGGCGAGCTGGATCGCCGATCTCGACGACCGAATGACGGGAACCTGCCGATGAAATCCCTCTCGCCCGAGCTTCAGGCGCATCTCGACGAGGGCACGACGACGCTCGCCTGGTGCTGGCGCATCACCCGTGCCGACGGCGTCACCTTCGGCTTCACCGATCACGACCGGACGCTGAGCTTCGACGAGACCGACTTCGAGCCCGAGAGCGGGTTGACCGCCTCCGAGGTCCGCTCGGGCTCGGACTTGTCGGTGGATGCGCAGGACGCGGAAGGCGTGCTGACCTCGGACCAGATCACCGAGACCGACATTCTTGACTGCCGATGGGACAACGCCGAGGTCGAGGTCTGGCGGGTGAACTGGGCCGACACTGGCCAGCGCGTGCTGATGCGGCGCGGTGCCATCGGCCAGATCCGGCGCGGGCGGCTCGCCTTCGTCGCCGAGGTGCGCTCGCTCGCCCATGTGCTGGGCCAGACGGTGGGACGGACCTTCCAGGCGACCTGCGACGCGGCGCTCGGCGATGCGCGCTGCGGAGTGGACATCGAAAATCCCGCCTTCAGCGGCACCGGCGCCGTCATCGATCTCCTGCGCGACAGGGCCTTCACCGCCTCTGGCCTCGGCGGCTTCGCCTCCGGCTGGTTCACCTTCGGCACGCTGAACTGGACGAGCGGCGCAAATGCGGGGCGGCGCACCGAGGTGCTGGGCCATGACGTCACGGATGGCATTGCCGTGCTGACGCTCCTCGAGGCGCCGGTGCGCGCGATCGCCGAGGGCGACGGTTTCACCATCCGCGCGGGCTGCGACAAGCGCATGGAGACCTGTGGCGCGAAGTTCGCGAACACCGCCAACTTCCGGGGTTTCCCGCACATCCCCGGCCAGGACGCCGTGCTGCGCTACGCCACGAAGGACGGCGGCCACGAGGGAGGGGTGCTGTGACGCAACCCCTCGCATCGGCCGACCCGACGCGCGTCATCTCCGTCGCAGGCTCCTGGCTCGGCACACCGTACCACGACCAGGCCAGCCTGCGCGGTGTCGGCTGCGATTGCCTCGGGCTGGCCCGGGGCGTCTGGCGCGAGGTCGTCGGCCCCGAGCCGTTCCCGATCCCGCCCTACAGCCGCGACTGGGGCGAGACCGGGCCGCGCGAGGTTCTTGCCGAGGGCGCGGGGCGCATGATGATCGAAGTGGAACCGGCGGCGGCCGGTCCCGGCGCGCTGGTGCTCTTCCGCATGAAGCCCCGCGCCATCGCCAAGCATGTCGGGATCCTCACCGGCCCCGATACCTTCCTCCACGCCTATGAGCGGCTCGGCGTGATCGAGGAACCGCTCACCCCATCCTGGCGGCGGCGCATCGCCTTCGCCTTCCTGTTTCCGCAACGCTGAGGCCCGACCATGGCAACGCTTGTTCTCGGCGCGGCCGGTGCCGCCATTGGCAGCAGCATCGGCGGCGCGATCCTCGGCGTGAGTGCCGCCACCATCGGCGGCTTCATCGGCTCCAGCATCGGCTCGGTGGTCGACAGCTGGATCATCTCGTCGCTGGCGCCCACACAGCGCATCGAGGGCGCGCGGCTCGACACGCTCCGCATCACCTCGGCCACCGAGGGCGCGGTCATCCCGCGGCTCTATGGCCGGATGCGCATGGGCGGCAACATCATCTGGGCGACCGATTTCCGCGAGGAGACGAAGACCACCACGCAGGGCGGCGGCAAGGGCGGCGGAGGCGGCAAAGTCAAGACGACCGAGTATCTCTACTTTGCCAGTTTCGCCGTAGCGCTCTGCGAGGGCCCGATCACCGGGATCGGCCGCATCTGGGCCGACGGCAAGCCGATGGACCTCTCCGGCGTCACCTGGCGCTGGTATCCGGGCGACGAGGCGCAGACGGCGGACCCGTTCATTGCGGCGAAGATGGGCGCGGCCAACACGCCCGCCTATCGCGGCACCGCCTATGTGGTCTTCGAGGAACTGGCGCTCTCGACCTACGGCAACCGCCTGCCGCAGCTCTCCTTCGAGGTGTTCCGGCCGCTGGCCGATCCCGACACCGCCGAGGCGCTGACCCGCGCGGTCACCATGATCCCGGCCTCGGGCGAGTTCACCTATGCCACGCAGGCGATCCGGAAGACCGATGGCGGCGCAACGGTACCCGAGAACCTGAACGCGCTGGCCGACTCCACCGACATGGTGGAGGCGCTCGACCGGCTGCAGGCGATGGCGCCTGCGGTCGAGAGCGTCAGCCTCGTCGTGGCGTGGTTCGGCGACGATCTGCGCGCGGGATCCTGCAGGGTGCGGCCGGGCGTCGAGGTGTCCGCAAAGTCGACCACGCCCGCCAGCTGGTCGGTGAATGGCGTGAGCCGCGCCGGTGCCTTCCTCGTCAGCCGCGACGATCAGGATCGCCCGGTCTATGGCGGCACGCCGTCCGACTTCGCCGTGGTGCAGGCGATCCAGGAGATGAAGGCCCGCGGGCTGCGCGTGACATTCTATCCCTTCATCCTGATGGACGTGCCGCCCGGCAACAGTCTGCCGAACCCCTATTCGGACAACGCCGCCGAGACCGGCCAGCCCGCGTTTCCCTGGCGGGGGCGGATCACCTGTTCGCCTGCAGCGGGCTTCGCCGGGACCGTGGACAAGACCGGCACGGCCGCCGCGCAGGTCGCGAGCTTCTTCGGAGCCGCGACGCCCGCGAGCTTTAGTGTCTCGGGCCAGTCGGTTTCGTGGACCGGCCCGTCCGGCGACTGGGGCCTGCGGCGCATGGTGCTGCACTACGCCCATCTCTGCGCGGCGGCGGGCGGTGTCGACGCCTTCCTGATCGGCACCGAGATGCCGGGGCTGACGACGATCCGCTCGGGGGCCAGCACCTATCCCGCCGTGCAGGCCTATCGGGATCTGCTCGCCGATGTGCGCTCGATCCTCGGGTCCGGCACCAAGATCGGCTACGCCGCCGACTGGTCGGAATACTTCGGGCACCAGCCGGGCGACGGCAGCGGCGACGTGTTCTTCCACCTCGACCCGCTCTGGTCGGATGCCAACATCGATTTCATCGCGATCGACAATTACATGCCGCTCTCCGACTGGCGGGACGGGTTCGAGCATGCCGACGCGGCCGAGGGCTGGCCTGCGATCTATGACCGGACCTATCTGCAGAGGAACATCGCGGGCGGCGAAGGCTTCGACTGGTTCTATGCCTCTGCCGCCGACAGATCCGCGCAGGTCCGCACCCCGATCACCGATGGCGCGGCGGCCAAGCCGTGGGTGTTCCGCTACAAGGACCTGCGCGCCTGGTGGTCGAACCCGCACTACAATCGCCCGGGTGGGGTGGAGAGCGGCACACCGACGGCGTGGGTGCCGGAGTCGAAGCCGATCTGGTTCACCGAGCTCGGCTGTCCGGCCATCGACCGGGGCACCAACCAGCCCAACGTGTTCTTCGACCCGAAGTCGTCGGAGAGCTTCACGCCGCATTTCTCGCGAGGCTGGCGCGACGACGCGATCCAACGCGCCTACCTCGAGGCCAGCTACCTCTGGTGGGGTCAGGGCGCGAACAACCCGACGTCATCCGTCTACGGCGGCCGGATGGTCCATGTCCCCGAATGCGCCGCCTGGACCTGGGACGCGCGGCCCTATCCGTTCTTTCCGGAGCTGACCGGCACCTGGACAGACGGCCCGAACTGGCGGCTCGGTCACTGGCTGACCGGACGGCTCGGCGCGGTGTCGCTGCCGGCCCTCGTGCGCCATCTCTGCCTGCGCGCTGGGCTGGCGGAAAGCCTGATCGACGTCTCGGGCCTCTGGGGCGCGGTCGAGGGCTATGTGATCGGGGCACTCGAAAGCCCCCGCGCCTCGATTTCCACCTTGGCCCGCCACTTCGGGTTCGATGCCATCGAAACGGAGGGCGTGATCCGCTTCGTCATGCGCGGCCGCGCCTCGGTTGCGACGCTCACCATCGACGATCTCGTCGCAAGCCGCGAGGGCGAGGCCTTCGAGCTGACCCGCGGCCAGGAGACCGAACTGCCCCAGGCGCTGAAATGGCAGGTCGCCCGCGCGGACGAGGATTATGACGCAGCGCTTGTCGAGGCCCGCCGTATCACGGTCGACACCACGCGCATTGCCTCGGAAAGTTTCCCGATGGCGATCCCGCCCGAAGAGGCCGAACGCCGCTGCCGCCGCGCGCTGATGGAAGCCTGGATCGGCCGGGAGAGCGCCACCTTCCGCCTGCCGCCCTCGCGGCTAGCCCTCGATCCCGCCGACGTCATCCGGCTGGCGCATGATGGCCGTGAGGTCGAGTTCCGCCTCGTCTCCGTCGCCGATGCCGAGGCGCGCGGGATCGAGGCTGTCCGCCAGGACCGCGCCGCCTACGATCTGCCACCCGGCGATCCGCGCCCGGCCTCGCTTGCCAGCCCCGTCGTCTTTGGCACGCCGGAAGTGGTTATGCTGGACCTGCCGCAGATCAGCGAGGACCAGCCTGCCCATCGCCCCCTGATCGCCGCCCATGCCAGCCCCTGGCCGGGCGAGATCGCGGTGTTCCGCAGCGCCTCGACGGACGGGTTCGCGTTGCTGACGACCTTCGGCAGTCGGGCGCGGATCGGGACGCTGGCCTTCGACCTCTTTCCCGGCCCCACTTCACGCTTCGATCTGGGCAATGCGCTGGTCGTCGATCTTCTGTCGGGGACGCTCGAGAGTGTGACGGACCTCGCCTTGTTCGGCGGGGCGAATGCACTGGCCGTGGAGACGGCGGCCGGGGCCTGGGAGATCGTCCAGGCTGCCCAAGCCGAACTCATCGCCCCAGGCCGATATCGGCTGACCCGTCTCCTGCGTGGCCAGCGCGGAACGGAGCATGCCATCGGCAACCCGGCTCCCGCCGGGGCGCGGGTCGTGGTGCTGGACGCGACTTTGGCCTCAATCCCCATTGCTGAGGCAGACCTTGGCTTGCCATGGAACTGGCGCGTGGGCCCGGCTGCGCGGGCGGTCAGCGATGCAGGCTATGCCGCGCTGGGCTTCACGCCGACCGGCCGGGGTCTCGTGCCCTTCGCGCCGGTCCATGTCGAACAGCCGTGGCGAACGGCCCGCAGCCCGGGCGATCTGACCATCCGCTGGACGCGCCGGTCCCGCGCGCTGGTGGCCGATGCCTGGGAACAGGTCGAGGTGCCGCTGGCCGAGGACCTGGAATCCTACGACGTCCAGATTCTTGACGGGACCGTCGTCAAGCGCACGCTGACCAGCACCACGACCTCCGTTATCTACGCCGCCGCCCAGCAGACCGCCGATTGGGGCGCGCCGCTCGGGCCCGGCCAGACGCTGGCCATCCGGATCTTCCAGCTTTCGAACCGCCTCGGCCGCGGCACGCCCGCCGCGGTCACGCTGCAATTCTGATCCCAACCTGCGGGAAGCTCCATGTCCGACACCACGACCCATCTGGGCCTGCCCTACCTTCTGGCCGCCCAGGCGCAGAAGCATGTCACCCACAACGAGGCGCTGCGGCTGCTTGATGCGATGGTGCAGCTCTCGGTCCTCGATCGCACGCGCACCGCGCCCCCAGCCAGCCCGGCGGACGGCAACCGCCATCTGGTGGCCTCTGGCGCGACCGGACTTTGGGCGGGGTGGGACCTGAACATCGCCTTCTGGGTCGACGGCGCATGGATCCGGCTCGTCCCGCGTACCGGCTGGCTTGTGTGGGTCGCTGCAGAGGGGCTGTTCCTCGTCTGGACCGGCAGCGCCTGGGAGGTGGTGGGCGAGCCGCGCGCTGTGTCGGACGCGGTCTTCAGCCTGGTGAACGACGCCGACCCTACAAAAAAGGCAACCTTCTCGCTGGCGGGGATCAGCGCGGGCACCACGCGCAGCTTCACCCTGCCGAATACCTCGTCGGAACTGGCGATCCTTGCAGGCACCCAGACCTTCACGGGCAACAAGACGTTTTCGGGGACTCTGACCGCCTCGGGCACGGTCACCGTCTCGGCAGCGTCCGCCAGCATCGGCACGGCCACGACGACCGCGACCTACGGAATGGGCACCGGGGCGACGACCACCGGCGTCACCAAGACCGTGAACCTCGGCACCGGCGGCGCCTCCGGATCGACCACGGTCGTGAACATCGGCTCTGCGACGGCTGGCGCAGGCGGCACGACGGTGGTGAACACGCCCACGGTCACCTTCGCCAATGCGGTCACGCAGGTCGGCATGCCGCAGGCGAACCTGACTGCTCAGCTTCTCGGCCTCGGCGGGGCCACGGCGGACAGTTACAACCGGGTTTCGGTCAACACTCCGGCACTGCTGTTCAACAACGCAGGCGCAGGCATCGAGGCCACCGTCAACAAGGCGGCCGCCGGAAACGATGCAGCTTTCGCCTTCAAGACCGGGTTTTCGGCGCGGGCGCTGATTGGCTTGCTCGGCAACGACGATTTCAGCTTCAAGGTCAGCCCTGACGGATCCACGTTCTTCGACGCGATCCGGATCGACCGCACCAGCGGCCAAGTGGAACTGCCGCAGCCGACGGTATTGCCGGGACTGGCGGCCGCGCCAACCCCGCCGCCCGCAGGCAAGGCATCGGTCTATGCCCGCAACCGCGCCGGAGCGCCGTGGATCGACGTCATGCGTCCCTCGGGACGGGATTTCCCCTTGCAGCCGCACTTCGGGGTGAACCGGATCGCAAACTGGTCGCCCTCGGTCAGCACCACGATCACGACCGAAGGCCTGCCGATCACCTCGGTCGGCACCGTCTCGCACCCGACCCTCGCCGCGACGAACCTCGCCGCCTCGATGCGGCGCTGGCGTCTGACCTCGGCGGCCGTCGTGGACTCGGTCGCCGACCAGCGCTCCGCAGGCTGGGCCTGCTGGCGCGGCAACGCGGCGGGCTTGGGCGGCTGGACCTTCGTCACCAGGATTTCGCTCACGACACTGCAGGCGACGGGCATGGGCTTCTTCGGCCTCTATGGTTCAACGGCAGCCCTTGCCACCACCCTGACACTGGCCGCAGCCATCAACTGCATTGGCATCGGCTTCCAGCGCGGGACGCACACCCGTTGGCAGCTGGTCGCGAATGACGGCACCGGGGCGCCGACGCTGACCGACTTGGGCGCGAGTTTCGGTATCGCCACAGGCGGAGTGCTGACGCTGTTCATCGCCGCGCCTCCGAACGGAAGCTCTGTCTGGGTGCGGGTGGTCGACGAGGTCTCAGGCGCGGTGTTCGAGCAGGAGATCACCGCCGACCTGCCAGCCACGACGCAATTCCTATCCCCACGGCTGTTCATGAACACCGGCGCGACAGCCGCCGCCGTCGCCTACGACTGCGCCGGGGTCTACGTCGAGACGGACTTCTGA